AAAACAGCTATCAAAAACACCTTTTCAGGTTCTGAAATACTCTTTAAAGGTATCAAAACATCATCAGGTAACCAAACCGCCAACCTTAAATCATTACACGGTATTACCACTTTCGTAGGTGATGAAATGGAGGAATGGTTATCAGAAGAGGACTATGAGAAGTTAATACTTTCAATTCGTCAAAAAGGCAAGCAATTGCGGGTTATTCTCATTCTGAACCCCTCCAATGCCGAGCATTTCATTTATAAGAAGTATATTGAAAAAACGCATAAAATAGTAAATATTGACGGTGTAGAAGTGCAAATATCCACCCATCCTGATGTATTGCATATTCATACTACCTACTTTGATAATATAGAAAACCTCAATGAGCAGTTTTTTAAACAGATTGACGAAATCAAAGCCCAAAGCCTCGCACAAGCTACTGATGAGCAAGGAAATTTCTCTCAATCTATGTTCAACAAAACCAAATACGCACAAAAAATTATAGGTCGCTGGGCTGATGTATCCGAAGGGGTAATATTCACCGATTGGGAGATTGGAGAGTTCGACACTTCACTGCCTTATGGATACGGACAAGATTACGGATTTAGTATTGACCCTGATACGCTCATCAAAGTAGCCGTGGATAATCGTAGCAAAATCATCTACATTGATGAAAAATACTATAACAACAAACAATTATCCTCTGATGGGCTTTACCAGCTTAATAACACTTTGATAGACCGCTCCGATGACCTTATTGTTGCCGATAGTGCCGAACCCCGCCTCATTGCAGACCTAAGAGATAAGGGGCTAAATATAGAACCTTGCGAAAAAGGAGCAGGAAGCGTGTCAGCAGGCATTACCACGATGCTCAATTACAAATTAGTCGTTACCCCTGACAGCTTCAATGTAATGAAAGAACTTAAAAACTATGCTTGGAATGACAAAAAAGCAGGCATACCCATAGATAACCATAACCACGCTATAGATGCTATCCGTTATATCACTATGAAGCTACTAAGTGGAACAAATAACAACCTATATCAACTCGCCTCAATGATTTAAAAAAATATAGCAATATGAACGAACAATCTATTACACAAGAAGAATTTAAACAAGGGGTAACTCCAATAGATATTTCGCAATTCCAAAAGCAGTACGATGTCAAGAAACACGAGATACTAACTAATAAGCATAAGTATCCCGACCAAGAAATACTCGTACCAATCACCGACGAAGCGGGAAATCATATATTAGATAGCCAAGGAAACAAAAGATTTACAAAACACTACCGCCCTAAAAACCGTGTGGCTTTACCCTATCAAAAGCGCATCGTAAAAATTGCTACAATGTTTCAAACCGCTATCCCTTACAAGTACACCGCTGAAGATAGTCCGTTATTCTCCGCCTTTCAGGAGGTTATCAAAGACAACAAAATGAGTTTTTCAGATAGCAAAATATGTACAGAGGTGAAACGTTATACGCAAGTAGCTGAATTGTGGTATTTAGAAGATCAACCTAATGAAAAATACGGCGTAAAATCCGACTTTTTGTTGTACCACAAAATACTATCCCCCGAAAAATATAACCTATACCCACGCTTTGATGATAATGATAACCTAATATCATTTGGAGTTGAAAGCACAAGTAAGGATGGTAAAAAAAATATATTCCAAGCCTTCACCGCTGAATTTATATATACTTTTACTACTGAAAATGGACAAACTACTACCGAAGTAAAACCTAACATCATCGGCAAAATACCAGTAGTATTATATCAGCAAGAGGAAACAGAATGGAACACCGTACAGCACCTCATAGAGATAGCCGAAGAACAACGTAGCAACTTCTCCGAAAGTAATAAGAAGTTTGGCGAACCTATCCTAATGATAGCAGGGCGTGTAGAAGGCAAAACATCCACCAATAACGCCGGTGGCAAAGTATTCGAGGTCAAAGATGGGGGCAATGTACAATTCGTAGTTCCACCCAATGCTAACGAAAATTTCAACAGCGAAATGAGTATGAACCGCCGTGATATACACGAGTTTACCGATACTCCAGACCTCTCCGATGAGTTCTATGCGGGCAAAGGGAATATGCTCTCAGGAGTAGGGCGCAAACTGGCTTGGTTACCCGCACACCTCAAAGTAAAAGACAATGAAGCTATATTCATACCCGCATTACAAAGGCGTATCAATATCATTTTGGCTTTCCTTTCAAAGATGTATTTACCCTTTGAAAAGGAAATGAAAGATATAGATATTACCCCTATCATTACCCCATTTGATATTGATGATGATACCGAAATGATACGTACCCTTACAGAAGCCAATGGTGGCAAGCCTCTTATATCACAGCGTGAAGCAATGCAGCGTTTTGGTATCACCGACCCTGAAGCCCAATTACAGCAAATCAAAGACGAGGAAAATAGCAACCTCAATGAAGCAAGTATCTAATGAACTATGATGATCAACATAGGAAGCACCTAATGGCATACCTACAACAGATAGAACGATTGTTTTATCAGCTTGTAGGTACAGCCGTCTTTATAGCCCTTAAAACCGATTATAAAGAACTCATCACAAGTACATTATTTGCTTTTGCAAACACAAAGAAAGGTAAATCTTTTGAAAAGGAATTAGCTAATTTCAGCAACCAATTAGACCAAATTATAAAGCAAGGTATCGCCAAAGAATGGGCATTTGCAAACAGCAAACAGGATAAGCTACTAAGAGAAGGACTAACCAAATATAAAAACCTTGAAGCCCTCGAAACATTCAAAACACGTAAGATTAAATATTTTACCGTTTCCGACCGTGTATGGGACATTGCTAAAAAAGCACAAACAGAATTAGAACTCGCCTTATCTGTTTCCTTGGAGGAGGGTAAAAGCGCGGTACAGTTAAGCCGTGAGATACGCAACCTATTGAACAATCCTACCGCCCTATTTCATAGAGTTAGGGACAAATATGGTAACCTTGTACTAAGTAAGAACGCACAAAACTATCACACTGGGCAAGGAGTGTATAGAAGTGCCTACAAAAACGCTTTGCGCCTTGCCAGCAACGAAATCAATGTAGCCTATAAGTCCGCTGATTGGTTACGGATACAGCAAAACCCTGATGTAGTAGGCTTTGAAGTACGCCTATCCCCACAGCACAAAGTCTATGATATGTGCGATGAACTCAAAGGCAAATACCCCAAAACATTCCACTTTCACGGCTGGCACGTAGGCTGCAAATGCCATATAGTGAGTATACTCAAAACGCCTGATGAACTTGTTAAGGAATTAAAAACAGATGAAAACCTACCCCCCGAAAGTTCGTCTAATTACGTAGGTGATGTACCCAAAGAATATAAACAATGGATAACCGACAATAAAGACCGCTTCAAGAATTGGAAAACAAAGCCTTATTTTATTGAGGCTAACAAAGGTGTTATAGCGCCAACAATGAATGATGATATTATTCTAAAGAGCAGATATAATAACATTACATTTTCAGAAAAATATAAAGGGAAGAAAGGAGGAATTGTAGAAGTGTTTAATAATGGTAAACAGAGAAAACAAGAGTACAATAAAAATCTAAATGCACTAAAAATACTCGCTGATACGGGAGAAAGATATAGAATGCTTCCTATTATAGAAGATGGAAATAAAAACCCAGATGCATTTAACCTAAAAACTAAAAAATATACTGATATAAAAATTGCAGAAAGCACTAATGCTAAAAATATCATTCAAAGCGCAATGAAAGAAGCGAGTAAACAAAAAGCAAGTGAGGTTATAATACATCTACCTATAAAGCCTGATAGTTATAAACAAATGTATAGGTCGTTAAGAAGTAAACTCAATGAAGGACATTATCAATCATTAGAAATTTTAACGGTTATATACCCTAATAATCAAGTAAAAATATACAACCTTAACAGAATAAGAGAGTATATAAAAAAGACACCTCAAATATAATTGCGCATTATATTTGAGGTGCTGGGGGTGCGGTCTATAGTGGCACGAAGCCACGTACCTCACCTTGTAAAGTTCATAAATACCCTTTACAACACCGCAAAGATACAACAATATTTTTAAATAGCAAAAAAATATGAAAATAAATAACATCGACATACAAACCACTTACCGCACTTACTTGTTAGATAGCAATTACAAGGACATTCTTTGCTTTCCTTCTCTCAAAAAACTATCTTCCAATGATTGGGCTGAGTATTATGGCAAAGAGTACGACACCGATAGCCCTAAACTTGATACACTTCAGATCACTTTATCATTTTTTAGTGAAGCAAACCAGTACGAACCATTCATCAACTTTCTTACTGCTCAAACTTACAATACATTCCACTTTGAAGAACTCAATAAAACATTTCAACTTCGATTAGTATCAGTAAAAAAAGCCAAAAAAGAACAAACATACATCAGCTACGATATTACTTTTGCTTCCGATTTTCCTTTGCAAGGTTATACCTATACCGCCCCCAATGCTACACTACCCACTTCAGGCTTCACTATAGACGGCATAGATGTATCCAAATACGGCATTTACCTACTTGAAGAAAACCAAAATACACTCCTAAAAGATTACGAGATAAAAGAACACCTCACTATCAATAGTACAGCCATTAGTGGCGTACAATATGCAGAGCATTCTAACGTATTTAAAGAACGCACTCTTGAACTACATTGCTACATTTCTCAACCCGTTAGCACCTTTTGGCAACTATACGAAGCCTTGTTATACAATCTCACCAAACAAGGCGAACGAGTGATAAAATACCCTACATTCCAACCGCAAAACGCTATCTACCAAAAAGCAAGCATCAAGAACGCGCTGCTTATCGGCAATACCCTAAAAGTAGAATTTACCATCACTTTTGTACTTACCTAACATCACTTCAAATATTTACTAATTTTTTACTAAACCA